ACTTCCTTGTGTGCGGCCACGGCTGGCTGAAGGTTGGCTACAAGTACGTTGAGGAGGAACGAGTCGGTGAGGCCGACGAGTATTCCGACGCCGAACTGGATCACATGACGACGATCACGGTTGTCACGGAGGATCGTCCGTTTGTGGAACGGGTGTCCCCGTTCGACGTGTTTGTTGATCCTGATGCCACGTCGATGCGTGACATCAAGTGGATTGCGCAACGCATCCGCCGCCCTCTGAAAGAGGTGCAGGCTGATAAGCGGTATGTGAAGGCGGCACGGGAGGCAGTTCAAGGGACGAGCCGTTCGCGATACAGCACTGATGAGCCGCATCAGAAGCGGGTGCAGGATGACTCACAGTCATACGTCGACGTGTACGAGTTCTACTGTTTGACATCACAGACGATGAGCGTGTTCGCAGACGGTGGCGACCAGTTCCTCGTGAAGCCTCACAAGATGCCGTACTCGTTTGGGCATCCGTTTGTGATGATCCGCAACTATGACGTGCCCGATCACTTCTATCCGATCGGTGATCTGGAAGCGGTGGAGCCGTTGCAGCGTGAACTGAACGAGACGCGCACGCAGATGATGAACCATCGCAAACGGTTCTCACGCAAATATCTGTACAAGGAGTCGGCGTTTGACGCTGACGGGCGTAACGCGTTGGAGTCCGATTACGACAATGTGATGGTCCCTGTGGCGGCAGATGAGCCGTTGGCGAATGTGGTTGCCCCGTTCCCTGCGGTGATTACTCCACCCGAGTTTTACAACCAGTCGGAAATGATTGCTGGCGATGTGGAGTATGTGACTGGGGTGTCGGAGTATCAGCGTGGCGGTTTGCCTGAGATCAGGCGCACCGCCACCGAGGCTGCGATCATGCAGGACGCTGCGAATGCTCGGGCTGCTGACAAGTTGGCGACCATTGAGGGCGCGATCCAAGAGGTGGCGCAGCGTCTGGTTGCGTTGGCGCAGCAATACATGACGGGTGAGCAGGTTGCTCGTGTGGTCGGCAAGGACGGGGTTCCTATGTGGATCACGTATGACCGTGACTACATCAAGGGCGAGTTTGATTTCGAGGTTGAGGCTGGTTCTACTGCGCCGAATAACGAGTCGTTCCGCCGCCAGATGGCTCTCCAGATGGTGGATGCGATGGCTCCGTTTGCGTCGGCTGGTGTGGTGAACATTCAGCGGTTGGCGGCGCACGTGCTTCAGTTCGGGTTTGGCATCAAGAACCCTGCCGAGTTCTTGATGGAACCACAGGCACCAGAGTCTCAGGTCCCCCCTCCACAGGCGATGACTGGGGAGTTGCCCGCCCCTCCGCCTGAGCCTGCGCCTGCTGGGCCGCAGGCGATGGTTGCGCCGCCGCCGACGAATCCGATGGCTTTGTCGGGGGTGGACCCGTCGGTGTTGGCGGCGTTGACGAGCCGTTTGGGTCTTGATCTGAACAACACGATGTAACGATCTTTCCTATGGGGTGTTGAGGGAATAACCGAGAGGACTCCTGTGACCGACACCACAGATACCGCAGCAGTAGACCCCACTCCCGTTGATGCGGGTGGTGGACAAGTCGAAGCAGACAGCGGAGCAACACCAGAGCCAGAGGCACCTGTTCTGAATGTCGATGACTTTGCCGACCATCATGTGGTTGTCAAGGTTGACGGTCAGGATGTTCGGGTTCCTTTGTCCGAGGTAACTGCTGGCTATCAGCGTCAATCGGATTACACCCGTAAGACGCAGGAGTTGGCAGAGCAGAGGCAGCAACTTCAGTGGGCCAACGCAATCGCGCAGGCACTGGACAACAACCCGAGCGAGACAATCAAACTGCTTCAGCAGCATTACGGGGTCAGCGCCGCCGAGGCGCAGCGGATCGCGGACAATGCGGTGGAGCAGGCTGATGGGTCGGATGCGTGGGTTGATCCAGTCGAAGCACGTGTGAAGGACCTTGATTCTCGTATCCGCCAGTTTGAGGAACAGCGCGAGTACGAGCGTCTGGAGCGTGAGGTTCAGCGTCTGCAAGGCACATACGGCGACGATTTCGACCCCCAAGAGGTGATTGCTCAAGCGCTTGCGACGGGCAATACGAACTTGGAGGCCGTGTTCAAGCAGATCGCGTTCGACAAGTTGCGGGCACGACTTTCAGCCACTGAGCAGTACAGCCAGAGCAAGGCCGCCGAGGAGGCAGCCATTCTGGAAGCGAAGCGGTCGGGGGGCGTGGTTGCTGGCGGGTCGTCTGCGGCTGGTGAGACGGCGGTTGATTCGGGGCCGATCCGTACTGTTTCTGATGCTTGGGCTGCTGCGAAGCGGTCTTATGGCATCGCTTGATCCACTAGGAGCACACAATGGCCATTCACGGCGATTCCCTGCAAGAACTTCTTGCAACCACTGTCGCGAACTACCGCGACCAACTGACCGACAACGTGTTTCAGGCACGTCCTCTCACGGCCCACCTGATGGACAAGGGCCGTATCCGTATGCTGAACGGCGGCACCAAGATTGTGGAGCCGCTGATTTACGGTGAGAACAGCACTGTTGGCTCGTTCTCGGGTTACGACACCATCTCACTCACGCCGCAGTCAGGCATCTCCGCTGCCGAGTTTGACTGGAAGCAGTACGCCGTTTCCATCGCGATCTCGGGCATTGAGGAGGCGAAGAACAACGGTGAGCAGGCTCTCGTGAACCTGCTTGAAGCGAAGGTGATGCAGGCCGAGGAGTCGATGAAGGAAGGCTTCAACGCCATGTTCTTCGGAGACGGCACGGGCAACGGCGGCAAGGACTGGCTGGGTCTGGAAGCCCTCGTTGACTCCACCGCTGCTGTCGGCGGCATTGACCCGACTGGTGCGGGCAACGGCTTCTGGGCCTCCTACGAGGAGGGCACCGCTGGTGCTTTGACTCAGGCCGACATGACCACCGCCTACAACACCTGCTCGGTTGGCAACGACCATCCCGACATGATCCTGACCACTCAGACCCTGTTTGAGAAGTACGAGTCGCTGCTCACGCCGCAACTTCGGTACACCGACACCAAGACCGCAGACAGTGGGTTCCAGAACCTGCTGTTCAAGGCCGCTCCCGTCGTCTACGACGTGGATGCACCGTCGGGAACCATGTACTTCATCAACAGCAAGTACCTGACCCTTGTTGGCCACTCCGACAAGTGGTTCTCGCAGACCGAGTTTGTCCGTCCTGAGAACATGGACGCTCGCTATGCGCTGATCTTCTGCTACGGCAACCTCACGGTCCGTAACCGCAAGAAGCAGGGCAAGTTGACGGGCCGTACCGCCTGATAGTCCGTCAGCACGTCGTCAAGCGGGGCGGGGGGCAACCCCCGCCCCGTTCGACGTAACGAAACAGGTACTAAGTGATGACTGCTGTGCCTGCTCACTCTCTTTACGGCGAACCTGCTTCTCGTGGTTCGCGTTTTGCCGCTGCTCCAGAGGGGTCACGTCCTGCTCCTGCTGGGGGGATGCCGTTCGATGACCGCCATTGTGCGTATCCGACGGGCGGCAACCCATGTCAGGGCTTCAAGGCGAAGGGGACCGATTACTGCATGGGGCACCTCAGGTCGGTAGCGAAGGCGAAGGTGGGGTCGGATGAATCTGAGTGAGATTCGTGCGAAGGTGCGCGAGGTGGTGGACATGGATTCCACCGATCTTTCTGACGCCTTGTTGAGCATGTATGTGGTTGACGGCTTTGAGCGGATCATTGCGTTGGATCGTCGCTGGCCGTTTCTGGAGAAGTCGTGGACGTTGACCACGGTTGCGGATCAGGCTGCTTATCCGATCGCAGACATCGGCACTGGCGATGTTCGTGAGATCACGTCGATTGTCGACAACACGTCTGGTGGTTCTCGTCTCACGATGATTGACCATGCGGATGGCGAGGCCCTGTGGTTGGGGGCGAATGACATTGCTGGGGTGCCACGACATTTCTCTGTGTGGCAGCAGCAGTTGTATCTGTGGCCGAAACCCGACAGTGCGGAGCAGTTGAGTTTGCGGGGTTACCGCAAACCAACAGCGTGGTACCAGTCTGATGCCACCGAGGTGGATGCCGATGATCGGCTCCACCAGTCGCTTGTGTATTACGCGATTGCTCAGGTGTACCAGTTGCAGGAGGAACTGGAGGTGTCATCGTTTTACCGTCAGTCGTTTGACGAGTCGGTTCGTTTGGCTGCTGCCGACGTTCTGCGTGTCCCCTCCCACAGGCCGTTGGTGTTCTCTGGGTCACGTTTCCATGATTCGTCTACTGGTCACCAGCAACCGATGTACT